ATGGGCCTTGCGATTGAGACCGTCAAGGGAACTGCCGCACCCCCTGTCTACTACATCCCTTACCGCGCGCCCAAGTACACCCCGACTCGTATGTTCCTGCCAGACGAGACCCTTCAAGGCTCGATGGTCACGGTCTACAACCTGATCCCTGGTATGCGCTACGACGCCCACGGCTGGGAGTCGTACCCCTACCTCGACACCTTCCCGGTCCTAGTGTGTGCGGAGCTTGGTAGCTCGGACACGGTGACGGCGGCTCCCGCCAGCACGACCCTCTCGGCGGCAGCGACCGTGGGGTCATCGACCATTACTACGGCGGCATCCATTGCCGCGGGCAGTTTCATCACCTTCGGCTCGGCATCGGCGGGCACGGTTGAGTCGCACAAGGTTTTGTCGGTGACAGGTTCCTTCACCGTCACTTTGACCACCAACGTTGTGTTTGCCCACCCAAGCGGTACCGCGGTTACTGGTCTCACCAAGCACGTTTTCAGCCTGCTCAACAACGCCGGGTCAGGTAACCAGCCTCCTTCACTGACGCTGACGGACTACGACGGAGATCAGTGGCGCCAGCTCACTGCGTCCCAGATGGACAAGCTCAGCATCGTGGGCAACGCGACCGCTCTCATCAACTACACGACGGACTGGTATTGCAACCCGTCGATCACGCCTTCCAGCCCGACAGTCTCGTACTCCACCGTCCCTGCTGTGCCCACTTGGACCACCGCCTTGGTCATCTCCGGTGCGCAGTACACGGACGTGGAGGAATGGACCATTGACATGAGCCGAGGGACCAAACCCATTCCTGCGGTCACTGGGACGCTTGAGTACTTTGAGTACTTCGCCGGCCCGCTCACCGTCAACGGGAAGCTCACCGTTGTTGACACCTCGGGTGCTCCCGAACTGACGCAGTACCAGAACGGCACGGACAATACCTTCGACTTCCTCATCAACGACGTGACCACTGGCGACATCATGGAGATCCACTCGTCCTCGGTCATCTACCGCACTGGTGAGCTCGTGAGGTCCAAGGAGTATGTCGAGACGGAACTAACCTTCGACTTCCTGCCGACAGCGACGGACGCGACGGCGGGTGGGGTTTCACCGATAATAGTTTCATTTGGTAATTCCCAGACCGCAGCCTACCATTGAGCAAAAGAGCTGGTCAGAGGCTATATTCGTAATCCAAAGCACATAGGGAACGAAAGGGAACAATGGAGATTCAGATCCCGGGTGGCACTGCCACCCTGCGCGACACCCTCACCATCCGAGAGCGCCGCGAGATCCAACGCATCGCCCTCGGCGCGATGTCACTCGCCAACCAGATCACTGGCGACTCAGTAGCCATGAACGCTGCTGACGCCGGCCTGTTGATGGACACGCAGGACAAGATGGCCGACGCCACCTTGGTCGCCTACCTCCAGTCGTGGACGCTTGACAAGCCGCTCCCCACGTTGGACACCATCGACGAGACGGGCAAGGTATTCCCCGGCACCATCGACGAGATGGACGGCGACGTGTACGACGCGATCACTGCTGCGATCGAGAAGAACAGCGCTCTGGCTGGGGTGGACACCTCACCCAGTAGGGACAAGCAATCCCCTATGCTCGGCTCGCCCTTTTACGCTGGCACCTCGAAGGACGAGCCCACCCCGACGCTCCCATCGACCACGACCTCTTCGAACGGTACAGAGAGCACAGTTTCCGAAAGCTCTATCCCGGCCTGACCCACGAGGACTATCTGAACGAACCGTCCGACACCGTTGACTGGGCGCTGGCGTTTGCAGGCATGGAGGCGAAGATGGAGGCTGACGCGATCAAGAAGGCATCAAAGAGTGACGGCCGACGTTAAGGCCTGCATCGCCGGCATCGACGCCCTTTCAGAGCGCATGGACCACGCGATGCACGACATAACCACCGACGCCTTGAAGGAGGTCCGGCTCTGGGCTGCCTTCTACGCTCCTGTGGGGACTCCCGGTAACACGACAAACCCCCCTGGGGACCTCAAGCGCTCGTTTGACATTGAGGCTCCCGTGGGGGGTCATGGTTTGTATGTGGGCAGAGTCGGGCCGACGACGATATATGCCCGGCAGCGGGAACTAGGTGGGCACATCTACCCCAAGCGCGCCAAGTACCTACGGTTCGTGAAGTTCGGGGAGGTCGTCTACACCCGCCACGTTTACCAACGGGGCCAGTTCTACACAAAGCGCGGGCGTGCCACTGCCATTCCGTGGATCGAGAAGAAGACCATCGACACCATCGCGGTAGCGATCAAGAGCGGTTAGGGGGTGAGCAGTGTCTGATTCCTATCTTCCCCCTGTGGTGGTCGAGGTCCAAGGCTCGATCAAAGACCTGCTCGCCAAGTTGGAGGAGGCCAAGAAGGCCCTAGAGGACTTCGCCAAGGACACTTACACCGCCCACCTCTCTGCCGACTACAAGCTCGTCACCAAGGCCATCGCTGGGGCCGACGCTGAACTCAAAGCCTTCGCTTCTCAGATCTTTGACACGAGGGCCGGGCTCAACACTCAGCCGCTGCAATCAGGACTTCTCCTTGCCAATGGTGAACTAGCGAAGTTCGCCAGCAAGGTCACCGACACCCAGCTCGGGGCCAACTCCGCGGTCCTCCAAAAGGATCTCATCAAGATCAATGCTCAGTTGGCCAAGTGGGGCAGCAAGGTCACTTCGACGCAGTTGAGCGCCGACCAGAAGCTCCTCATTGGGCAGCTCGCCAGTGCCCAGGCCAAGCTCACCGCCCTCGCGTCCAAGGTAACGAAGCTCCCGGTCACCGCCGATACCAAGGCAGCCCTGGCTTCCGCGGCGGCTGCCCAAACGGCGATCGACAAGATGAAGGCCGACATCACGGTCGGTGCGGACACCGCTGGTGCCGCGGCGAAGGTCGCTGCTCTTGACGCGGCGATTGCTGCGATGAACGCCGCGGTATCTGGCGGTGGTAGAGCTGGCGCGGGTCTCACTCTCGCGTCAGCATTGGGCTTTGGTGGCCTCTTCGGTCTTGCCGGCGTTGGCACCCTCGGCGGTCTTGCTGGGTTCGGCCCTGAGCGCGTCCTGACGACCCTTGCTGGCCTAGCGGGCTTCATTGCCGCTGCTGGTGCTGGCGCTGCGCTCATAGGGACAGCCGTCCTAGGAGTCGCGGGCGTCGGCATGGCTACCGACATGGCTGGCATCGGCCAAGCCGCCTCGGACATCAAAGGTCTCTACGCCGACCAGACGGCCCTCAACACCGCGATCGGCCTCTACGGCCCCAAGAGCGCTCAAGCGGCCGCCGCTCAGAAGCAATACAACTACGACCTCTCACTCATGCCCGCCGTTGCCCGCAAGAGCATCCAAGGGGCCGTCGCTGCCATCGAAGGGTTCAAGGTCAAGTTCGACATCGCGACTGGTCCTGCCGAGAACGTCGGCGCGCAGATTATCACCCAGTTCGTCAAAGCTCTTGAGCCCTTGCTCCCTGAGATCGGCAAAGCGGCTCTCGCGAACATGAAGATCATTCAGAAGGCTCTGCAACCCTTCTTCACCTGGCTCGATAGCGTCAAGCCGGGTGGGGGGATTGCAGTCCTGACGAAGATCGAGGACGTTTTTACCAGGAACCTCCCGAACTCCATGAAAGCCCTCACCGCGGGGTTCGAGGATCTGGCCAATGTCATCGCTTACCTGGCCCCTCTGACCGGGAAGATAACCGCAGACCTGGCGAAGTTCTTCACCGCGATCGGCACCCCGACCCCACCGCCCATGCCCACGATGCACCCAGGCGAGTCGTTGAAGGCCTATGCCAACGCCATAAAGGTATGGCAGACAGAAGTAGCGAACGACCAGTACGGCCTGTCGAACAGTGCGCTCTCGCACATCAACAAGTGGATCGCAGATTGGCACGTTCTTGTCTCCTTCGCCAAGGCCGTTTTGGATGCCGGCCTGGCCATCAGCAAAGCGTCGGCTGGGACCGGGAAGTCCATCTTCACCACCCTGACCTCAATGCTGGACAGCTTTACGAAGTGGGCTAACTCCAAGACGGGTCATGCGGAACTCAGTACCCTGATGACGGCCCACAAGCAGCAGTTGGACGCCATCCTGAAATTGCTGGGATCGCTGATCGGTGCCTTTGGTCAGCTCGAGCTCGCCATCTCCCCGAGTGTGGTCAATGTCATCACCGCTGTCGTGAAGGCCTTTACCGCGCTACTGCACTCAAAAATACCGGTCGGCTTTGGGTTGAAGCTCGGTGAGGTCGTCGCGACCGCTGGTGGTATCGCTCTTCTCGCGACGCGGATCACGATTCTCAGGAACGCTTTGAAGCTCATCTTTGAGGTGCTAACAGGAAAGGTCACTACCCTCGGAGGGGCCTGGTCCGTCTTGACCGGCAAGGGTGGGGCTAACACTCAGTTCAGCACCTCCGTCAAGATATTCGCCGACGCAGTAGCCAAGTTCAGTGGGACCAGCGCGGCTGGAGGGGCAGAAGGGGCGGCAACTGGTGGTAGTAGCAAGGGTCTTATC